ACCATCACCTGCGCGGATGGATGGAAATCCAGGTCGAGTTTCAAGAGAGCAAACCGGTCGAGGTCAGCCACGACGGCATGACCTACTTTTTCACGGGCAAGGACGGCGTCTGGATGTCCACCGGGCGCGAAACGCGTGAAATGGCCACCTTCGACGATGCCCGCCTCTGGATCACGCTCGACGGCCGCACCGTCCTTGAAGACTGAACCTCATTTCCACTGCAAGGAGAATCGCCATGACCACTCGCATTACGCTCAGCAATACCCAGTATGAAATCCTCGAACACGCTATCGATCACAGCGACGGCCAGATCGACTGGTTCCCCGACAACGTCAAGGGCGGTGCCCGCCACAAGGTCATTCAGGGACTGTCCAACAAAGCGCTGATCACCCGCGGCGGCAATGACAACTGGCACGTCACCGCCGAGGGCTACGTCGCCCTGGGTCGCGACAAGCCAGCGACTGCACCCCTCCAATCGACTCCCAAGGTGGAGGCCACCGTAGCGCCTGACAGGCCCCGCACGCGCGAGAACAGCAAGCAGGCCATTGTGATCCGGATGCTGCAACGTCCTGAAGGAGCAACCATCACGCAGATCTGCGAGTCCACCGGCTGGCAGGCGCACACGGTGCGCGGCACCTTCGCCGGGTCATTCAAAAAGAAACTTGGGCTCAACCTCACCTCGGACAAACCGGAAGGTGGGGAGCGTATCTACCGCATTTGAAACCGGCCGATCTTATGATGCAGAATCTTCACAATTCACTTGTCTTTTCTGTTGAACAGAGCGTTCATGTGATTGTCATCCACCCACCCCGGAGCCCACCATGACCCCTGATAACAAAATCACTGACCACGGCAACTTTGACGCCGACGACTATGCCTACCTGATCGCCAAGGGCTGGACGGATGCACAAATCCTCGCGCGCTGGGACGCTGAAGCCAAATGCGGCAAAGGTCCGTGCCGGTGGCAGACCGAATCGGCGCGCAGTAAGTTAGCCGCTGTGACGGGGTGCCGCTAGGGCGATAACACGCCAAGCAAAATGATTGAAAATAGTTCGATCATTCGCTTGCCTTCTTAGCCGAACAGAGCGTTCATACGGTCATCGCAACGATCCACGAAGGAGATTAAAATGACCACCAAGCAAATCATCCCCGCCAGCCAGAACGACGCCTGGGGCTTCTTTGGCACGATGAACGAACAGGCCGAAGCAGCCTGGCCGATCGCGATGATCGCGATCTCGGACGCCACCTGCCAGCCACTCGAATCTGTCAAAGCTTTTCTAGACAGCCGCTACGGCCGGCATTTTGCCGATGATGCCCTGAACGGAAAACTCAACGGGTCGACGCTTAAAGATGCTATTGAAGAAACCACGGCGCGCTGGATGGGCTGGACCATTAGCCACCAGACCAGCAAGCAGTACGGCATCCCACGCGGCCTGCCTTACCTCACCGGCTTCGTGATCCACTGCGAAGTGACCGACGAAGCCTTTGCGGCCTAAGGGGATCGCCATGGCCGCTGTCGTTACTACCCCGCAACTTGAATCCAACTATGGCAAGTTCATCGCCGAACTGACCTCGCTTACCCGCAAGTACGGCGTAGCGATCCAATCAGTCGGCGGCGTCATTCTCGCCGATGACCCCAGTGATTTCTGCGCCGTCAGCTACGTTGCCGATATCACCAGCGGTGACCTCCTGCCGGAGTTCCCCTCTGCCTGAAAGCGCGTCAAACGCTACGCCATCGGATTGACGAACGGCTTTGGCGCCAGCGAAGTCCTGCCAGCGCCGCACGATCACATCAACATACTTCGGATCCAGTTCGATCAGACGCGCCTTGCGACCTGACTTGTGTGCCGCGATCATCGTGGTGCCCGATCCGCCGAAGGGATCCATCACCACGTCGCCCGGGCGGCTGGAGTTACGGATTGCCCTCTCAACAAGTTCAACAGGCTTCATGGTCGGATGCAGATCATTCTTCTGCGGCTTCTTGATCTGCCAGACATCACCCTGGTCGCGGGCACCGCACCAGTAGCGCTCTCCGCCTTCGGTCCAGCCGTAGAGGATTGGTTCGTACTGGCGCTGGTAGTCGGCACGCCCCAGGGTGAATGTGTTCTTGGCCCAGATAACAAAAGTCGACCAATGGCCACCTGCCGCCCGGAAGGCAGACTGCAGGGTATCGAGTTCACTGGAGGACATGGCCACGTAGATGCCGCCCCGGCAATGAGCCAGCGTTGGCTTTAGCGCGGCCAGCAAGAAATCGTAGAACCCATCACCCAGATTGTCGTTCATGATCGCGCGGTTTTTGCCACGCATTTTGTCCTTCGCCGAGTTGGCGTAATTGACGTTGTACGGCGGATCCGTAAACACCATGTCGGCAATGTCCTCACCGAGAACAGAGGCGTAGGTGTCGGCGTCCGTGGAATCCCCGCAGATCACGCGATGCTCTCCGCACATCCAGATGTCACCCACCTTTGAAGTCAGGGGGCCGCCGGCCTCGGGAACACCATCTTCGTCCGTCTCGCCTTCGGTGGTCGTTTCCTCCCCGGACAGAATGTCTGACAACTCGTCGGCGTCGAACCCGGTGAGGTCCAAGTCGAATCCAGCTTCGGACAGTTCAGCCAGTTCGGTGGCGAGCATCTCTTCGTCCCAACCGGCGTCGAGTGCGAGACGATTGTCGGCAATCACGTAGGCGCGTTTTTGTGCTGGCGTGAGATGGCCAAGTTCAATCACCGGGACTTCCGCCAGCCCGAGCTTGCGCGCAGCGGCCAGACGACCGTGGCCGGCAATGATGCCGTGGCTGCCATCCACCAAGATCGGATTGGTCCAGCCGAACTCGACGATGCTGGCGGCCAGTTTGGCGACCTGGGCATCAGAGTGCGTGCGCGGATTGCGAGCGAACGGAATCAGCGTCTCGACCTTCCGGTAGTCGACGTTCAAGGTTGGGGTCATGGAATGCAAAAACCCGCCACAATGGGCGGGTCCTAGATTGATTGGTAACTCGGTTCGGGTGGTAACCGGGGTGGTAACTGGTAACCCTGGTAACCCTGGTAACCTCGTTTCACCGTCTGACGCTATCGAAATGCCGGGCTGTACCCTCCCGCATGGCATATTGGCCAGGAAGGACCCGTCGAATTCTTCAGGCCGCCTGCAAATCATGACTCGCAAACGACGAAGGCCACAGGAGACTGTGGCCTTCGGTGCATGTCGGTCTTTGCTCGCGACCTTAGCAGCTATGGTAGCAAAATTTTCAAAGCGTGTTGCACGGCCTGTTTTGTTAAACGCTCGCGTCCGCCATCAGGTGTCACCATCGACTCGCAACTTGCCTAAACTTGCCGATCTAGCTCACTCCTGAATCGCTCCTGAGGTGAACGGCCACGATCTCCAACGACACCCTCCAGTGTCGCCACGCCGTCGCCCGGTGGCAGCCTGTACGCCGTGCAATTTCATGCCACTCGCAATGTCTGGCCCGCATCCAGATCAGGTGCCGCTGCGCTTCCTCCAACCACAGAACCCAACGCATCGTCTCCATCATCCGTTCGATGGCCTGCGGAGTCGGTGGCAGCGGCCGGTAGATCTGTTCGTCGTCCGGGTAAGCTTCCCAAGAGTCCCGGGCAAAGGCTGGCCAAACGTTGAAGTAGCCTTGAACCCGAACTGGGGGCAGTCTGCGTGCCGTCTCGACCGCGTCGGCAAAGCGGGCCGCCACATCTTCGATCGTCCATTCAGCCACGGTGCTTCTCCCCGTAAAGTCGTTCGCCCAAAAGCCGGACGAATTGGCGTTCAACGAAATCCAGACGGTCGTCACTTTCTGACACGACCAGAATGTGCTGGTCGCGCCAGCCCTCGCGTTTGATGCTATCCGGATCGTCGCGCTCTGTGCTACGCCCAAGCGGGCAGCGATACGCCGGTATCGGCACTTTCATGTCAGACCTCCTGCGTCTCGATGGCCCAATGCAGCAACGCCAGGGCATCGGCTTCGTTGTCGTCAACAGGCGCGTGGCCGCGCGCCGTGGCCGCAACGATCATCTCGTCCTTGCCTGCATTGCCCTTGCCCGTCGCATGCTTCTTGATCGTGCCAACCGGAACACCCTGATACGGGATGTTGTGATGTTCGCACCACGCGGTAAGGTGGCCCATGAACCCCCCGTAGGCATGCGCGGCATCGACGCCGGCATGCCGCCTGACTTCCTCAAAGTAGACGGCATTGATGTGAACGCTGGCCGCCAGCACTTCGCCCAGCCATCGCTTGAAACGCAGAAAGCGCATGCCACCACCTTCGAAGCGATGCGGCTTGAAATGCTCGGTGCCGCTGGCGATGGTGCCGTCCAGGTGATGCAATGCCCACCCGGTATGGGTGCCCAGATCGAGGGCCAGAATCGTTTCGGTCATGCCATTTATCTCCATGAAATTACAGTCGGGTGACCGAAGGTGACCGTATTTCCATTACCTCTCTTCACGTGTACACGCGTGCACGTGTGAGGGGTAACGAGAACTGGGTCACCTTCGGTCACCCGAGGTCATTAATCGTCTCGGTACGGCAATCTCTCACCGTAGTCCTTGGGTTTGAGGGACAGGCCGGCGACGCCTTTCACGCCACCATGCAGACGCGTGCGCTCGAGGCCCCGGTTGCAGAGCTGCTGCATGAGCCAGCGACTGGTGCCGATGTACTCGCCGCGCCGATTAGCCCACTCCTGCCAGCGTTGAAACGTGTCTGCCACGGATACCTGGGCATGAGCGTGGCGCTGGCACTCCTCTTCAATGAATTCGGTGACGGCATCCTCTTCGTCGAAATACTCATCGGTCGCGTCGACTACCACTTTGGGCGGCTTCAGGCTTTCACGCTGCCAGCCCAGGCAGCCCTCGACTGCCCATGCCAAAATCCCGTCGCGCTCGGCAAGAAGTTTCCCGGTCAGTTGGCTGTCGCGCTGCTCAGGCGGGATTGTCACGGTGAAGGGGATCAAGTGCAGACGCCGCCGCATCGCCTCATCGATATTGCGGATCGACGGTTTGTGGTTGCCGACAATGACCGGCTTGAACTGGGGCAGGTACTCGAAAAAGTCCTGGCGCATGAAGCGCGCAGAAATCTTGTCGCCCCCCGTGATGGCTTTGACCTTGGACTCATTCCAGTGGCGCCCTTGCTCGGTTTCAATCGCCATCACGAAGCGCGCACCACGCAGCCCGGCCAGATCGGTCGGATGCCGGTCACCTCGCGTCTCGACAAAGGTGTCCATCGGCGCGCTCGAGGCGTAGTCGCCGAAGATTGTCGAAATCACGTTGGTGAACACGCTCTTGCCATTCGCCCCTGTGCCGTACAGGAAGAACAGCGCATGGGCACTTGTGGCCCCAGTCAGGCAATAGCCGACCATCCGTTGAAGGTATTCGATCAATTGCCGATCGTTGCCCGTGACGTCTGACAGGAAAGCCAGCCAGCGCGGGCAACTTCCTTTTGGCGTCGCGGTGGTCATCTTGGTCATCCGGTCGGCACGATCGTGCGGCCTGAGTTGGCCCGTGCGCAGGTCGATGACACCACCCGGCGTATTGGCGAGCCACGGGTCGCGATCCCACTCGTCGGACGTGGACGCATGCTGGCGATCGCTGCGCGCCAGACGTTCGACGCCACCCACGGTGCTGCTGGAAGCGAGTTTGGCGGCGAGACGATGGGAATCTGCCTTGACCGCGGCCTCGCGGCAGATGTGTCGCATCAAGTGGGTCACCAACAAGGTATCGTCGGGCTGCCAGCGATTGCCCGTCCACACCATCCACTTTCCCCACGGCGCGCAGTAGCGCCAGTCGTCCGCATAGCGCCGGGTAAAGGACAGCGCCAGGGCGTCATCGGTCGCCCAAACCGCATTTTCGTCGTGAACACCTGAATCATCGTGTGTTGTGGGTTGCACGGTAATACGCGGGCCCGTCACCAAGAAACTCGAGACATCGAAACCTTCCGCCAGCGCATCGGCCGCATCCCAACCCTCGGGTTTGTCCTCGGGCGGCATCAGCACGGCACAGGACACGGCGCCAGCCATGAGTGCGGCATCGGCGGCGGCCATGGCGTAGTTCCATCCGGCTTTGTCGCGATCGGGCCAGATCAGCACCTGCTTGCCGGCCAAGGGCGACCAGTCAGTTTTCTCGATTGGCGCATGGGCGCCGTGCATGGCGGTGGTTGCCACAATTCCAGACTCGATCAAGGCCTGTGCGCATTTCTCGCCTTCGACCAACAGCACGGCATCGGTCGTGACCATGCTCGGCTGGTTGTAAAGCGGACGTGGATCAGGCGGAGCCATTTTCTTGCGCCTGGCGTCCCATGGCCGGAATTCCTTGCGCCGCCCGGGCGGGTCGTAGCGATAAACACAAGCGATCAGGTGACCGTCCGCCGTCAGGTAGTCCCACTTGGCCGTTTCGGGGCCGAGTTCGTCGACAAGGATTTCTTTCTTGCCTTTCTTCCTGACGGGTGCGCTCGCCGGGCAGCCCGACAGTTTACGGGCTTCTTCCATGACCCTTGGAAAGTCTGCCCTGACATCCAGTCGGAAGTAACGCGCAATCAGGTCGAAGATATCACCGCCCTCACCGCTCTCCCGGTCGGTCCACAATCCCGCCTTGTCGCCGTTGAGCACAATCTCCAGGCTGCGCCCCGGACTGCCCATGACGTCGCCAATGAAGAACTTGCCGCGCCTGACCTCGCCGGCCGGAAACAGATGGCACAGAATGTCCTCGAGGCGGGCCAGTAAAGCGATGCGTAATTCCGTGCGGGCACCGTCCTGATTCACTGTTACGGTTTGCTCGTTGCCGTTGAAATCAAGCATGCTTGCCTCCCTTTGGCTCGGCCGGCAGGTAACCGGTTTTCAGGGCAATTTCGCGCACGAACTCCGGGTTGAGGCCCAGCAGATCGCACCAGTAGTTGAGTCGACCGTCGTGAAAGAAACGACGCGCATCGCGGCGCGTATCCCCCGCGGCGCCACACAGATCGACGAAGGATTGCCGGATGACGTTCGCGCCGAGCCGCGACTCAGGGCAGATGCAATCGACGTGACGGAGCAGCAGACGCTCGATGGCAGACGTGCCGACCAGCGGCTTGATGCGACGTCTTGCCAAGCAAATATCGAATTCAGGATTTGTGCTGTTCATGCCGTCCTCCAGCAACGTGCAACCCACGTGCAGTACTTGCATTCGAAGTAGCCCGGTTCGCTGGCGATACGCGGCAATTGCTCGCCGGCCTCGGTCGCCTGTAACACCCGCACGGCGCGGTCGGACAGGCGTTGAGCCAATCCGCCATCGAAGGGCACAAGTTCAGACCAGATCTCCTGAGTGTCCTTGTTGATTGCGGTGAACAGCGCCGGGTTGTCAGAAATGCCAGGAATCAACGGTTCCATGTACGCCTGATAGGTCGCGATCTGGCCGGCATAGACTGGTTTCGCGACCGCCACACCCTTCTTCACGGTGTCACGCCAATTCTTGTCGTTCATGGTCTTGCACTCCCAGAGCATTGGGAACGTCAGGCCAAGATCGGGCGGCGCATTGGCAATCACGCCGTCGAGGTGCCCCTGGATACGACCGTCGGCGACGGAAAAGCCGAACTGCTCACCATCCTTGCGACGGGTGTAGAGATCGATGCCGGCCAGACGCAGCCAACGGATGGCGAGGTCTTCCAGTGCATGACCGACTTCGAAGATGCGGAGCGTACGGCCGGGGAACTCGGCACCCATATCCACTGGGGCATTGGCATATTCGAACTGGAGGGCACGCTCGCAGGCAACACCGAGGCGGGAGCCACCCAGATAGCGGCGCTTTTCACGGGCGGCGTTTTCCGCTTGGAGGGCGGCATCCACGAGAACAGTCACCTGCTCGTGAAATTTGAGTTGATGGTTAAGGTCGATCATCAGAAGGGAATCCTTGTGTTGGAGCCGCTTGCGGGTTGCGGCTTTGGTTGAGCGGCCAGGCGCTGCTCGAAGAAGGCACGCTCTTTCGCTGCCATGCGTTCGTGCTCGTCGAGCATGTGAGCCTGATAGGCGTCGATCACGACCTCGACCAGACGCAGGACTTCCTCCTTGCGGTAGTCGGCCAGTGGACAGTCCATGCCGATGGTCGAGACGTAATCACCGAGCGGGGCAAGCGCGGCGCGCATGGCGGCGAGTTCCAGATCAGAGGGGTCAATCACGGCGTCCTCCTGCACACTGGTCAGCCGTTCCATGACCTTGGAAAACGCGTTCATGCAGCGCATCGAGCAGAACACCC